TCAACACTAACAGATGTGTCGCCAACAGCAGTTGAAGCGTCATCTACTTGTTGTGATGTTGTAAGTGTTGCTTCGTAAGCAGTAGCACTTGGGCAAGTAGCAACTAATAAGTTGTTACCCCAACTACCTGCTGTTCTAGCAGCAAACGTTCCAACAGCACCTTGACCTGTAGAATAGTTATTTGTATAATCGTCTGTATTCTTAACTAAGATACCGCTTGAGTTAGCAGTAGCGTTAAGAGCACTTGTTTGGGTTGTTCGTACAACTCTTAGAGCGTTAGAATATTGTAGAAAGTTAGCGGCACTAAAAAACCACTCAAAGTTACTTGAGTCTGGTTTGCCGAATGTATCTACTAATTCCTGCTCACTAGAGATGGATACTATCTCATCTAAAGGACCTTTGTTGAATTGACCAGCAAACGCACCAATTGATGTTGATACGGCAGGAATAATTCTTGTTAGGTCTTTTTCTTGTACGAGAACACCTGGTGATACTTGAAATGCCATAGGTATTTTCTCCTCTAATTAGCTAATTATTTCTTATCAAAAGTCATAAGTTTTCTTATGCCCATAGTCAAAATAGTTTTATCATAACTACAGATATTTATAATAACCTGGAATTACAGTCCTTTCCTTGTCACAGGATGCCATACAGTACCATATTCATCTACTGTAGATTGTTCGTGTTCATTGATACCGTCATCTAAAAAACCAAATGGTGCCATATCTTGTTCAATTAAATTCTGTTGTTCTATGTACATTTGATTTCGTATATTTGAATCTGTTAATTCTTTAAAAAACACTTGATTTGATACCCAACCAAATATCACTAAACACATCATTAAGTCGTCATTTGTACCTTCTTCGGCTTGCCAAGACTGACCCTTTTTACTAAAAGTGGACATTTCTTCTATAATACCAAAATCATTGATAATTAACTTATCGCCTTCTACAAGTGTTTTTACGTTTGTACAACCAATCTTTTTAATTTGTTTTGTCATACGAATACCAAGTTGACTACCTCTACCACTAAACATAGCACCTAGTATTTGTCCAGCACGACCTTTTTGTGTTGTCATTAACATATTATCATATTCTATTTCAAATTGTAATGCGTCAGATACTTGTTGTCCTAAATCATTTACTTCAACTAAGATATGAGCATTATTAAATCCTTTACAAGTTTGTTCTATGATATTTGGAAATACAAAAGGTTTAATTTCATTGTTTTTATAAGTACAAACTACTCGATAAGGAACTTGTGAAACGTCAAAGATAACAAAAGCAGAATAGTCTTTGTTTGTACCACGAGCAACGTCAACTGTACATACATATAAACCATTCTTCTTTGGTCGTTCAAACATTCTTAAACCATTTCTACTTTCTATAGGATCAGTATAAGGAGTAGATTTAATTTTATAAGGCGAAATTAATGTATCAACAGAACCTAAAAAATCACATTCAAACTCTTGTTGAAACTGCTCTTTAGAAGTGTTACGTATTGTTTCTTCTTTCCATTTTTCATCTCTACCTGGAACTTCACTCCAATGTACTTCAATAGGCACATAATCATTCTTGCCGTTTTCAGCATCAGTCCATAGTTTGTAATAATGATTCATACCATAAGGTGTAGATACAATAATCATTTTAGTTTTTTGACCAGATGATATAGTAGGATAAACTGAACTAAAAAACATTTCTGCTATGTTTACAGGTACGAAAGCAAACTCGTCAAGGAAGATAATATTAAATGAACCTCCTCGAATAGCACTGGATGATGTAGCGGCAGCTACAATTTGAGATTTGTTTTCTAACTCTATAGAACCTTTGTTCCAGTTAATTACACCTTGTTGTAACCACTTAGGTAAATTTTCATATGCTAATTGTAAACGACCTAATATATCTCTAGCAGTTGAACTTTTGTTTGCTAGAATAGCAATATTAGAATTAGGATTAAACAACGCATAATGTAATAGATATGAAATAGTTGTTGTGGATTTACCTGATTGTCTAGGTAGTTTACAGATAGTAAATCTATTATCGTGTATTGTTTGTACAATCTTTTTTTGAAAGTTGTACATTTTAAATGGTACTAGACCTTCATCTAACGACACAATACGAATATATTTTTCCATAAAGTATAATGGATTTTCACTACACTTTTGATATTCAACAATTTGTTCTTGTGTATATTCTACAGGTGTGTTAATCTTTTTAAGATTTGGATTTCCTAAATATGCGTCAGTCATTAATTACTATTCCTTCTATATGAGTATAACCCATTTGTAAAGCAGCTGTTATACGTTGACTTCCTTTAAATACTGTATATTGTTTTTCTATATAAGGATTGCCATTCGCACCCATACGAGGTGTATCAGATATAAAATGTTTTTCTACTTCTATTGGATCTATCATTTCATTACCCTCTAATATATCTACTAAAGCAAGTCCGTGTTTAACGTAAGTTAAATCACTTATCTTCAATATCGTCTTTTTGGGGTGATACGTCTTTGCTCTTAGGAGTTTCATTTTTTAACATCTTTTGTAATTCTGCTGTAGAGCCGACAAAAAGAGCATTTTTAATATTAGCACTTGCCGTTTTAGGCAACTCTTTTAAGTCTTTTAATTTTTTTTGTAAGTCTTGTAGTTTATCAACTGTCGTAGCAACTTGACCAATTAATTGACCTGCTACCTCATAGGCACGTGGATGTTGTCCTTCTCTGGCAATATCTAATATGCCTTCAATGGCTTCTTGTCCACGTTCTATTAAGTTATAATAGTTTTCTCTACTATATTTGTAATCGTTATCTATATCTGGAGACTCTTTGTCTTCTTTTCTAGGTACAGGAGCTTTAAACTCTTTTTGATTTTCAGGTTCTTTTTTATCAATACCTAAGATTTCGTTAACTTTATCTTCCAATTTACTCATATAACTATTTATTAGTTGTTATGAGTTTAACTTCATACCTTTGAAGTAAGGTGGAAGTCCTAAGTGAGGTCTGCCATCAAAAATATTTTTATCAGCATCTGGTGATTCAACATTATTATAATGTAAAAAGACTTGAGCACAGTCTTCACCAATAAATGTTTCTCTCCAATGTTCTAATATCATACCTTTATAGACTAACATATCACCTGGTTTTAAGATAACTTTTGAACCTTTATTATGAGAAGCGGCAGTAATACCTTTTTTGTCATCAGGTATACCTACATTCTTTTTATTTTCAATGTAGATCGGCCATTCATCACCACCTAGATTTAATGTTGTTGAAATCTCACAACTAAATCTATCTTTATGTCTATGTAATATATCTCCTTTTTTGTAGATACGAGCATAAGCATAAGTAGGATTTAATTTAAGACCAGTTTCTTTTTCCATCTTTGGTTGTACGGCAAGTAGTAATGTTTCCATCGCCACATCAGCATAGTTTGAATATGTGTTTGGTACTTGTTCATCATTCCATACACCCCATTCAGATGTAAATGGTGAGATGTAACGAGTATCAAAAAATGTTCTTGCTACTTGTCGTTTCATTAAAAAGTAATTATACACGAAGTTAGCAATCTTTGGATCCACTGCTTCTTTAATCACAATAAAATGATTTTTCTTAAATTTAGCTTTCATATTATTTCATTCCTTTGGCTGCGTTCACTATTATATTTCTTACGGCTTGTAAGTTAAAGTGAATAAATCTAAAATCTTCAACACCATCATCTACCGCATACTCGTGGGCTACGTATGAGGGAAAGAATATTAGTGTTCCTGGTTTTGGTTTGTAATGTAAACTATCTGACATTGTACTAATTTTATTTCTATCTTTTTGAGGCAGTTTAGTCATCATAGCACCTGCTCTCGGATCGTGGAACACAGGATAAGATGTTTTATCAGAACACTTTAAAAAGTAAAATCCAGAAATATGATTATCCCAATGAACGTGTGTACTGTGATGTCCGCCACCAGCTTTGGCAAATTCTTGTACCCAAAATTCTGTAAAGAACATTGTATAGTCTTCCATCTTGTAACCCCATTCATCTAATAAATTCCAAGAGGTAGCACCAATGTATTGTTCTAATTCTTTTAATCCAGGGTCACCGTTTAAAGGTGTTGAGTGATAACTCATACCGTGATCTTTTACTTTTAGATAATCTTTATTACCTAAAAACTTTTTACGTTCTTTTAACTTAGGTGCTTCTCTTTTATAAGCATCATCAATATACTTATCAGTAGCTTTGATTGCCGCTGGTAACCATTCAGGTTTTTCTATTGAATAC